TAATTCGTCTCAACGACGAGCCAGGTGTAGTAGCCCGCGTAGGCGACCTGCACACCGAGCACGGAAGGCTCAATGACCTGCAGCGATCCGATCCTGTCCTCGTACACCTCGATCGCCGAGCTGGACAGCATCACGGACGAACCTGCCGTCAGTCCTGCCGTGACGTAGACGGGGATGCCCGAGATCGACCCGACGGCGCCGGCGCCGAAGCTCGCGGCCTCGAAGCCGGTGCTGACCGCGTTCTGCGGGTTCACCGGGACGAACAGCGGCCCGTACACGCCCAGCTGGTCGGGCGGCATGAACAGCGCGACGCGGCCCTGGCCGGCGGTGGCGGCGTACACCTCGGCGGCGGCCTTCCAGATCGCCGCGTTCACCGCGGCCGACGTCGCAGCCCCGGTCGGGATCGTCGTCGACGTGGGTGCCGCGGCCTGGACGGCCGCACCCAACGCTGCCTCGGTGACGACGCCGTACTTGCCGGCGAGGTCGTTGATGACGATGTCCATGATCGACGGGGTCGACCAGTCGATGTCCTGCCTCGACACGTTGACGTAGCCGCCGTAGGTGTTGGCGGTGACGGTCTGCTTCGCGATCGTCATCTTCTGCGAGACCAGTTCGTTCTTCTCACCGACCGGCTGCACAGCCACGTTGGTGTGCTGCGTCACCTTCGGCCTGACCCACGAGTTGCTGGGGATCTGCCTGGGGCCGAGCCAGGTGGTCAGGGGCCGGGCGAAGTCGATGAAGTTGACGACCGGCTGCACGACCGGGGTCGGCAGCAGGCCGGGGTTGTCGGCCGTCGTCTGATGCGCGGCGGCACGGTTGTACAGCTCGAGCCGTTCCTTGTTCTCGCGGATGCCGACGGACGCCTTCCAGTAGTCCAGGGCGTACTCGCCGGCGCTGCGGTACTCGAAGTCGGGGGCCGGGTCGCCTTCGCCGATGTAGCGGGACAGCTCGGCGATCCGCTCACGCGAACCGTTGGAGATGCGGTGGGCCTCCTCGAGCGGCCCCATCTGCTCCTCCAGCTCCTTCTGCCGGTCACGAGACCTCGTGACCAACTCAAGCTCCTGGCTGGTCTTCTCGCGGCTGTCCTTCTCGGCGGACTCGATCAGCCCGTCGACGAACTTTGCTTTCTCTTCGGCCTCGGCTGCGAGCCGGGCCAACATCTGATCGGTGGGACGAGACAAGGGGAACCTTTCGTTGCGAAGTGAATGGACTCTTCGCCCTAGGGCTTGCGGTGCTTCCCCCGCCCCTTCCGGCCCACGCGGACTTACGGCTTTTGGCCTGCCCCTGTGGTCTACAACAGAAGTTCTGCGGCTTAGGTTGCCCCAGGAGAATACAGCCGGCCCAGGACGGAACGCAAGAGGCCGGGTTTCAGGCGGGGGCGGAGAGCACGAACTTGTACTGGAACGTGACGAGCAGCGTGGAGCCGTTCGCCGGTTCGGTGCCTTGCGGCGACCCGGCGTCGGTTATGACAGGGACAAGCCAGTTATCGACGGACGCGACGGGGGTGCCGGTCAGCCTGTAGCGGTGCCAACTGGTCGCCTGGTTGCCGACCTGCAGATAGATCAGATCGTCGGTGGTCATCAGTCCCAGGACTCGCCCGAAGTCGATGTTTCGGTAGTCGAGCCGGTGGATTCTCAGCTCGGTGGCCTGGGATGGCTGATCGTTGTTGACGCCGAGCCGGTTGGCGGCAATCGCCGCGCCGGTGGTTGCTGCGCTGAGCCAGTTCCACTCGGACGCCTGCCGGTCGGCGACGGTCAGCCCGCTCAGCGGCGGCGAAGTGCTCACCCGATCTGCCGCTCGAGCTGGCGGTACCGCTCCTCGGCCAGCATCGCCTTCACCTGATCCAGGTTCGGGGTGGCGGCTGTCCCGTCGGTCTTGTGACGGACAGCCAACACTCGGGCGCCCTCGTAGGCGGGCTCGGCGACCATCGCCACATGGCCCAGCCACGCTTTCGTCACCCGGACACTCGAGCGGGTCTCCCATTTCTCGCCATCCGGCAACGGCAGAAAACCGGCGGACGCGTCGAGCACGCCGTCGTTGGCGAGCTCGAGCGTCTCGGTGCCCAGATCGGTGTTCGAGATCCGTAGTTCGGCGATCAGGCCCTCTTTCCGGGATGGGTGGATGGCGACGGCTCGGCCGACGACCTTGTGGACGTCGTGCTCGCGGTTGACCTTGATCCGGCTGACGCGGCGTTGGATGCCGTCGAACGCGCCGGCCGCGATCGTCTCCTTCACCAGCACACCCTTCCGGTCGACCAATGCTTCCTCTTCGTAGGGGGCGACGATCAGCTCGATCGTCCGGTTCGGGAATGACACGTCGGCGACCGTGCTCGAGCGGAAATACAGCTCGCCTGTCGGTTCCATTGCGGCCTCCTCGGTCACGGTGCCAGCACCGGCCCGGCGATGACGCCCTCGGTTTTGGTGTCCAGCATCTCGGCCGCCCTGACCTCTTCCACCGACATGGCGCCCATCGCTACGAGGATCTGGGCGGTCTGTGCCCGCTCCAAAGGTGGCGGCTGGACATAGGCGTCCTTGTTGACGTCCACCGTGGTCTGTCTGGGTAGCAGCCACTCGCTGAGCCCAGCCATGACCGCGGTGGCGGTCGGCCGTAGACCGGATCGCCAGTGATAGTCGAACAGCGACGTTACGTTCGAGTAGGTCATCGAGTCGCCGCCGGCGGGCAGGCCGACCAGGAACGGCGGCACCCCCAACAACACCGCAATCCTCGAGTCGTTGAACTGCATCAGCTCCAACAGGGCCATGTCTTGGGCGTTCAGCTGGGTGGGCGTCCACTTCAACCCGCCACTGAGCACAGCCGGGATACCGGGGTTCAGTGTGCGCTGCGCCACCCAGTCGTTACGCAGCTGTTCGGCCTGGTCGGGGCTCATCTCCTCCGGTGCTTCGAGCAGGCTGGGCGGGATGCTCGAGGTGACGCCCCTCGCGTACCGGCTCAACACGGTGGCGTTGATGACGGCGGTCTGTCCGGCCTCGAGCGGCCCGTGGCCGTGCGCGTCATCGACGCTCGACTGGTAGCGGAGATGGAGCAGGTCGCCGGTGACGTCGACGCGGCCGATGAAGTAGCGGCGAAACCCGGCGTCCATCTCGACGTTGACCGCCCACGGCGGCACCACGTGGAAACGGGCCGGCCAGCCCGTCGAATAGCGGCCAGTCGCCAACACGAACGCCTCGCCGAGATACCAGTCCCAGAACAGCTGTTTGGCGAACTCCTCCCACGAGCTGTAAATGTCGGGGTCAGGGTTCCGCAGCCACTCGCTGTCGAGCGTCGGTGCGGCGTTGACCAGGTACGGCGGCATTGACGCCAGGATGCGGGCGTTCAAATCCACACAGGCCCAGGCCGTGTCGGCCAGCTGGTTGATCTGGCCCCACGCCGGCGTCTGCCACTCAGCCGGCCAACCCGACCAGGCCGACGCGACGATAGAAGGCGGTGGCGGCGAATACTGCGGCTCCGCCGCCGCCACCGTCACGCCATGCGGATCACCAGGATTCACATCCGGCGGCCCCACGGTGTTGGGGAAAGCTTCGGCCGGGGTGTTGTCGTTCGGGGTTTCTTCGGACGGCTGGATCGAACGCAACAGCAAGTCCGTGAAGCCCACGTTGGCTAACCAGACTACACCCGTTGCCGGATTGTGCAACTAACGCAAGAGGGCGGCCCTTGGGCCGCCCTCTGCGTGTGGCCCGCGCCGGCCGCGTGCAGCGGGCCGGACGGGCGCCGGGCTACCAAACGAGGCGCCCGCCATCAGGGGAGTCTCAGCCGTATAGCCGGCAGAGCCTCTGCGACTTGTTCACCAACGCCTGCGACCGGCTCACCGACCGCGAGACCGTGTCGACCATGGATCGCATCGAACTCGGCGTGTTGACGTAGAGGAGCCTGACGATTTGGCGTAGCCGCCGAACCTTCGCGCTGATCCGGGGGACGTAGTAGCCGCACATCTCGCCGATCGAGCCGGAGCGTTCACCCGCGGTGGCGAGCCGGACGATCTGGCTGCTGACGCGCTGAGCCTCTCGCGTCAGCTGGAGCGCATAGGCGGGGTTGGACGCCTTCGCCGGTGGCGTGGTGACGGTGGCGGCGACGCAAGCGAGCGCCGCGAGGATGATGATGATCTTGACCATGTGGTAGCCCTTTCGTGGTAGCCCTCTTATTGCGTACACCAGTGTAGACGAAACCCCGGCGGGGTTGTTAGCGGACAGCCATCACCCGTGCCGGCCTATGGGCCGCCAGCACAGCCCACGCCACCGCCTTCACCAGATGCGCCGGCCCGGCAGCGACAACGAGCCCGGTCGGGGTCTCTTTTACCTGGGCCTGCACCACGGCTGAATCCAACTCCTGGGTGTCGTCGTGACACAGCATCTGGGTGGCGGCCAGGTCACGGAACACGGCCAGCCCGGCTCTGGCTTCGGTCATGCCGACCGGCCGGGCCGCGAACCCGTCCCGCGGCACACGATCGAGCAGCGACGCACCGACGTAGAGCTCGCTCACATGGTGCTGGGCATGGAGTCGTTCCACGTCCGCAATCGCGCCGTCCCACTCGCTGGTCGTCCAGCCGTCCACAGCAAGCCGGCCATCGTCCAGCCGCCAGCACACCCCGACGGCGGCGCCCCTCCCGTAGTCGTCCTCGAGCGCCACCACCAACGGGCCCGTGCCGAGATCCTGCTCTTCGAGCTGCACCCATAATCCATCGGGCAATAACGGCTCCGTCGTCCCGGCCTCGACCGTCTTCCGTAGCGGCCACTGGTTCAGCCACTGCGACCGGAAGCTTTGTTCCGGATCCGGCTCTTCGGCCTGCAGATCGACGTCGCCCAGCTGGGCCGCCTCCAACCGCTTCGAAATCAGCCGCTCCCGCTTCGACGTCCAATACGGCGACGCCAACCTCCAGCCGGCCACGTCCTCCAGGTTGGCGTCCTGGGGCGTCGACCACTCAACGAGCAGGTCGCCGTCGCCTTGCTCGAGACCGGCCAGAGCGACGCGCCGCCTGTCCAGCATCAGCTCGGTCGCCAACCTGTGCGCCGTCGACACCAGCCACAACTGGGGTTGCAGCCGTTCGACCATCGTCGGCGTCAACCCATCCTCGACGGTGGCCGCCCTCACCTTCCACGCCTCATCGACCGCGGCAACGCTCACCCCGTAGCCGTACACCGCCTCCTTCGCCCGGATCATCCAGCGCGACCCATCGGCCAACCGTTCGATCTGCTCCTGGCCGTTCACCTCCGTCACCTTGAACTCGTCCCGGCGAGCCTTCGCCCACGCCCGTACTGGCCGCTGGATCTCCTTGCAGATCGCCACGTCCTTCCCCGTGTGCATCACATCCTGGGGCTCGCCGAACCGTTCGCCCTGATGGATCCGCCACAACAGAAGCTCACGAAGCAGCCACGACTTGCCGAGCTGCCTAGCCATGCTCAGGACGACGGTTTCCCAGACGAGCTCGCCGGCGCTGTCGACCTCGAGCATCCGGGTAGCCGCCAACCTCTGCCACCACCTGAGCGGCGGCCGATCGGAATGGGCCTTCGAGAACGCCACGAACTCGTCACCGAGCGAACCCACCGCCCTGGGATGCGGCACCGTCATCAGCCTCGGCCACACCGCATCCGCCGGCACCCTCCGCAGCTTGGTCAGCCAGGGCACATCCCAGCGATCGTCCTTCTCATCGAGCCCGTCCCGTTCAGGCTCCGGCTCCGCAACCGCCGCCTTCCACTCCACCTTCGTAGCCCGGTTGCACCGTCGATGCTCAGGCCCCACATAGACCGACCTGTCACCGGGCGCATGCCCCAGATCCCACGGCTCACCCGCATGGATCAGCTCACCACAACGCGCACACCTGACCGTCCCCTTCGCCACCTCTGGCTTCCACAGGGCGCGTCTCTGCTGATGCCGGTGCCCGTACCCGCGCTCTGTTGTCGACCCGGCTGACATCGGCTCAAAGGGGGTGAAAACGTGACTGGGAACAGGGCTCCCTCCCC